TAGAGAAGGATATTTAAGAGGACCTTATAATAATGATTTAGTTCAAGTAATGTATTTTGAATACAAAACCTATATAGATCAAGTATTTAAATTAAAACATACAGAACAAGGATTAGAAAAAGCCTTAGAAAAACCTGATTTTTTCAATCCACCACCTAGTGATAATTTTGATAGAGTTTCAAGAACAATTGAAGTATTATTTACTGGAGCTAAAGTTTTAGGTGTAGAGCAGATGTTAAGATGGGAAATGGCCACTAATATGACCAGACCTAAAAGTGATTTAACGAAAGTTAATATGAACTATAATATTGTAGCTCCTCATATGTATCAAGGTAGAATTGATTCATTAGTAAATCGTATTACAGGATTTGCAGATATGATTCAATTAACATCATTAAAATTACAACAAGTAATTGCTAGAATGGTTCCAGACGGTGTATTTGTAGATGTTGATGGTCTTTCTGAAGTTGATTTAGGTAATGGTACTAATTATAATCCACAGGAAGCTTTAAATATGTATTTCCAAACTGGTAGTATAGTTGGTAGAAGTTTAACTCAAGATGGTGATCCAAATCGAGGGAAAGTACCTATTCAAGAATTACAAACATCTAGTGCTAATGGTAAAATTTCATCTTTAATAAATACTTATCAGTATTATTTACAAATGATTAGAGATGTAACGGGACTAAATGAAGCAAGAGATGGTAGTATGCCTGATAAAGATGCTTTAGTTGGTTTACAAAAAATGGCAGCCAACGCATCTAATACAGCAACTAAACATATTTTAAATGCTGCTTTATATTTAACATTAAAAACTTGTGAAAATATTTCACTTAGAGTTTCAGATATGTTAGATTTTGCATTAACTAATGATTCATTAAAAGCTAGTATAGGAAAGTTTAATGTAGCTACTTTAAGTGAAATAGATAATTTACATTTATATGATTTTGGATTATTTTTAGAACTAGAACCTGAAGAAGAGGAAAAAGCTATGCTTGAACAAAATATTCAAATGGCTTTACAGCAAAATCAAATATATCTCGAAGATGCAATTGATATTAGAGAAATTAAAAATTTAACTCTAGCTAATCAAGTTCTTAAATATAAAAGAACTAAAAAGCAACAAGCCGATGAACAATCTCAAATGGCTAATATTAAGGCACAGACGGATTCTAATGCTGAAGCTGCTGAAAGAGCATCTATGTCAGATGTACAGAAAGCTCAAGCAGTTAATGAAACAAATGTTCAATTTGAACAAGCTAAATCAGATTTTGAAATACAGAGAATGCAAACAGCAGCTCAAATTGAAGAACAACAAATGGCTCAACAATTTGAATATGATATGAAGCTTAAACAAGCCGATTTACAAAACCAACAAGTCAAAGAAAAAGAAATTGAAGATCGTAAAGATAAACGAACTAAACTACAAGCTACACAACAGTCAAAATTAATTTCACAAAGACAAAATGATTTACCACCGACTGATTTTGCAGCAGCAGATAATTTATTACCACCACAAGAACCGGTGTAATAAAAATTTTTATTAATTTTATATTATTATATTATGGCAGAAACCAAAGAAAAAGCTGGAAAGCTTAAGGTCAAAAGACCTAAAAATCTAGTAAAAAGTGATGAACCTATAAAAGTAGATTTATCAAAACCAGTTGAAAAAACTGAAGAACTAAAAACTCAAAAAGATGCCCTTTCAATCAGACCAACAGAGGAAATACCTGTGGGCGAATCACCCGGAGATAGCGAAAGCGTGGGAACTGGAGGAGAAGAACAAGTACAAAAGTCCAGCCCAGATGCTGAAGTTCAAAAAGAAGAAAAACCTATTATTGAAGAAATAATCGAAGAACCTGTAAAGGAAGAAGAGGTTGTTGAAATAGGTGAAAAAATGGAACCTAATGATAAAGCAGAAGCTGTTATATCACATGAAGTTCCTAAAGAAGATATACCTACGTTACCAGAACATATCGTAAAAGTCGTAGACTTTATGAAAGAAACTGGTGGAACATTAGAAGATTATGTAAGATTAAATCATGATTATTCAAACGTAGATAATGATACTTTATTAAGAGAGTATTATAAACAAACGAAATCACATTTAAATTCTGAAGAAATTAATTTCATGATTGAAGATAATTTCTCTTGGGATGAGGATGTAGATGAAGAGCGAGACGTTAGAAAAGCGAAACTCGCTTATAAAGAAGAGGTTGCAAAAGCCAAAGAGCATTTAGAAGGTTTAAAGAGTAAATATTACGAGGAAATCAAGTTGAGACCCGGCGTTACTCAAGAACAGAAAAAAGCTGTTGACTTTTTCAATCGCTACAACGAAGAGCAAGTAGTAGCAGACAAGCAACACACTACATTTAAGTCCGACACTAAAGATTATTTCGGTCCTGAATTCAAAGGTTTTGATTTTTCAGTAGGAGAAAAAAAATTTAGATATGGAATAAAAAATGTAAACGACGTTGCTGATAGTCAATCAAATATTTCCAACACCATTAAGAAGTTCTTAGATAAAGAAGGAAATGTTACAGATGTGAAAGGTTATCATAAAGCTATGTACACTGCTAATAATGCTGACACTATAGCACAACATTTTTACGAGCAAGGCAAAGCCGACGCTGTAAAAGATCTTGCTGCACAATCTAAAAACGTAAAAACAGAAGCTAGAGCAACAGCTCCAGAAGACGTTTTTGTTGGAGGATTAAAAGTAAAAGCGATTAGTGGACTTGATTCTTCAAAATTGAAAATCAAAACACGTAAATTTAACTAAAACAATTTAAATTATTATGGGAACAATCGCCCCTGTGTTTGGCGCAATAGTGCCTTCACAAGTACAACAAACGTTACAAAGTAACTACTTAGCTTTCGATGGTGGAGCTAATGACTTCGCGCAACAATATCTTCCTGAGATATATGAGCAAGAAGTTGAAAGATATGGAAACAGAACCTTAGGTGGTTTCCTTAGAATGGTTGGCGCTGAAATGCCAATGACATCAGATCAAGTAATTTGGTCTGAACAAAACAGACTACATATTGCATATACTGGGTGTACTGCACCTGCTGGAGTTGGAGCTGTTTTTAATGTACCTACTAATAATGGTACAATACAAAATGCAATTGCACCGAATGATACTATTGTAGCAATGAACCCTGCAACGGGAGTTACTATTAAAGGTATTGTTGGAGCAGTCGCTGCTGGTGCTGGTACAACTACAGATGTAACCGCTTATCCTTTTACTTTAGGCAACTGGTCTACTTTAGGTGCTGGTGGAACAAATATAAAAATATTTGTATATGGTTCATTATTTGCAAAAGGAACTGCAAGTGGAACTTTTTCTGTAGAACCTCAATTTACTCAATTTTCTAATCAGCCAATTATTATCAAAGATAGATATGCTATCAATGGTTCTGATATGGCTCAAATTGGTTGGGTAGAAGTTGCTACTGAAGATGGTACATCAGGATACTTATGGTATCTTAAATCTGAATCTGAAACAAGATTAAGATTTGATGACTATTTAGAAATGGCAATGGTTGAATCTGAATTAGCTACAGGTGCTGGAGGTAACAGCTTTGCTGCTCAACAAGCAAATGTACCTGGATTCTCAGCTACTATTAATGCTCATGGATCTGAAGGTCTTTTTGCTGCAATTACTGCAAGAGGTAATGTATTTAGCGGATTCGCTGGTGCAACTGGTATTTCTGATTTCGATCAAGTACTTAAAAACTTAGATACTCAAGGTGCTATTGAAGAAAACATGCTTTTCTTGAATAGAGATATGGATCTTGAATTTGACAATATGTTAAGTCAAGTTTCTTCTGGAGTAGCTGGAGGTGTTGCTTATGGATTATTTGAAAATTCAGAAGACATGGCTCTTAATCTAGGTTTCTCTGGTTTTAGAAGAGGTTCTTATGACTTCTATAAAACTAGTTGGAAATACTTAAACGACGCTTCTACAAGAGGTGCTGTTACAGTAAATAACATCGATGGTGTTCTTATCCCTGCTGGAACTTCAACTGTTTATGACCAAATTCTTGGTACAAACATTAGAAGACCATTCTTGCACGTAAGATATAGAGCTTCACAAGCTGACGACAGAAGATATAAAAACTGGATCACTGGTACTGCTGGTGGTGCTTACACTTCTGAAGTAGATGAGATGGTAGTTAACTGGTTATCTGAAAGATGTCTAGTAACTCAAGCTGCGAATAACTTCGTATTATTCCAAAACTAAGATTATTCTTACTTAAAGTTTATCTCCGTCTTCGGGCGGAGATTCTCTTTATTTTTTATTAATTATATTATATTATATCATGGCAAAACAAAAACAAGAAGTATTGGTTGAAGAACCAGTACAAGTAAAAAAACAAGTAGAGGTTAAACAACCTCAAAAACCTACGTGGGAAATAAAAGATAGAACATATCTTTTATTAAATGAACACTCTCCTTTAACCTATAGATTAGGATCAAGACATTCAACAAGATACCCGTTATTATGGTTTGATGAAGCAAAAGGGGAACAAAGAGAATTAAGATATGCAACTAACCAAAATTCACCGTTCGTAGATGAACAAAAAGGTGAAGCAACAATGGGGCATATTATATTTGAAGAAGGAGTTTTAAATGTAGGAAAACAAAAACAAAACTTACAAAAACTTTTATCTATATATCACCCAAGAAAAGGGACTACTTATAAAGAATTTGAACCACATGTAATTGCAGAAAACGAAGTAGATCAAATACATTCGGAAATCGAAGCACTTATGTTTGCAAAAGAACTTGATATTGATCATGCTGAAGCTATTTTAAGAGTAGAAAAAGGATCATCAGTATCTAAAATGAGTTCAAAAGAAATAAAAAGAGATTTACTTTTAATGGCTAAGAAAAATCCCACAGCATTTATGGCAATAGCTAACGATGAAAATGTTGGATTAAGAAATGTAGCTATTAAAGCATCAGAAGTAGGAATTATTAAATTATCACAAGACCAAAGAACATTTCATTGGGGATCTAATAATAGAAAACTTTTAACAATTCCATTTGATGAAAATCCTTATTCAGCAATAGCTTCATGGTTTAAGACAGATGAAGGAGTAGAGGTTTACAAAACAATAGAGAAAAAGTTATAAGAATATGTAACTATAATTATAATGGCGGGTCACTTAAAATGTGGCCCTGTCATTATCACATAAAAAATTAAAATGGCAATAAACGTAAACACTGTATATCAAACCGTTTTATTAATACTAAATAAAGAGCAGAGAGGTTATATGACACCTGTTGAGTTTAATAAAATAGGTACTCAAACTCAATTAGAAATATTTGAAACATATTTCGATAGTTTAAATCAGCAATTACGAGTTCCACAAGCAAACACAGATTACGCAGATAGAGTCGTAAATCTTGATGAAAAAATCTCTATATTCAAAGAATTTGGAAACGCACAATCAATATCTTCAAGCAATGTTTTCAACTTACCACAACAATTTTCCGGAGCTTCTCCAGTCCTTGGGTGTACTACAGTATTTGCTAGTACAGGTACAACTTCTAGTACTAATTTAGCTGTTGCAGCTAGTATTAATATGACTTTAGTAACACCAAATACTAATATAGAAGTTGGAATGACAGTAACTGGAGGTGGATTACCAGCAGGAGTTACTATAGCTACAGCTAACGTTGCGGGAACTATTTTTACTTTAAGTTCAGCTCAAACTATTGGATTAAATGCTTCATTAACATATTCAGGTGGAGTAAATTATACCATTCAAACAGCAACGGCTGATGAAATATCTAACGGTGTAGTACAGGTTTTTGGAAATGGTATTCTTTTAGATAAAACCCAATATACAATTACGGGAACAGTTATTACTTTTAATTCCCAACCTACTATTGGTCAAACACTAGTAGTAAATGTATATCCTAAACAATTTTATAGATTAGGACAAGTATTATACCAAGTTGGAGCTTTAAATACAGAAGAATTACAAAGAATAGATAGAGGAGAATTATATCATTTATTAAGTTCTAAACTTACACAACCTACAACTGTAAATCCAATTTATTTGTATGAAAATAATCAAATTACTGTTTATCCTACAAGTATAAATAGTGGATTATCAGTTAGTTATATAAGAAAACCTCTAGCACCTACATGGAATTTTATCGTTGGTGGAAGTAGTCAATATGTATATAATGCTTCTACTTCTTATGATTTTGAATTACATTCAGCTGATCAAACTGAATTAATATTAAAAATATTATTATATGCAGGAGTAGTTATTAAAGATCCTGAAATAATTCAAGTAGCAGCCTCACAAGTACAACAAGAAAATATAAATCAACAAAGATAATAAATTATGCCTATACCTAATGGTGGTTTAATAACCGAAACTAACAGACAATATTACGCAGGAGCACAGCAGTTTAATACAGCCGCAACAGCAAGTGTAGGTCAAACTTTTACTAGTACT